CGCGCCTCAATCCCATCCTCCAGCTTGTCCAGGTTGCCATCATGCTCCGCCGCTGTGAGCGGCGTGCCCTTGACCAGCCGCCGGGTCAGATTCAGCGTCATGCGAACACCCCGGCCTCAAAAACGCCTTCGACATACACCGTAAAGACGGCCTCAATCTTCTCCAGCGCTGCAACACAGAACATCCCATCCCCTTGCTTCATCGGTTCGTGGATGACTTTGAATGAATCCCCATTTACGGAAATCAGATCCCCGTAGGACAAGGCGGCAAACAAATCGGAACGCAAGTTATGCAGCGCATATTCAGTGCTTACAACTTGGTCGCGTAAAATTAGCTCTCCATTTTGTTCTAAAATGGCATCACCAATGACGGCGCCCCATACGACTGAAACGCCGCCAAGTTGGCGATTAACCGCTCGGGCTAGCAGATTGTGTCGGCTGGCCCAGCTCATTCTCAGGTCACAGCAGTTGCGGTCTGATTGGAAGCTGATGGCATCAGCTTCACTTCGATAAAGCCAGCCACTGCGCCAGAGGTGGTCAGATTGATGCCGATCAGCACGTTGGCGGTAGTAGAAGCTGTCGTAACCTTCTTCACTCCATTGCCACTAAGCACCACGTAAACCGGCAGGCCCACGGATGCAAACTCTTCGCTGCCCAGCTTTTCAAGCAAATACACACCAGTGGTGCACAGCTCAACATTTGCGCCGCTGGCAGCATCAGTGACGGCAACGCCACGGATACGGCCAACCTGCACAAACTCACCGGACTTGACTGCAGCTGGAGCAGCAACAGTAAGGGTATCACCCCTTTGAATGTAGTTCTTCATGGTTTTTTTGAGTCCTCAGGATAGAAGTAATCAAGCACCGGTAGACCGGTAGAAGCCGCGATAATCCGACACCGTGATGCCAAACTCTTCGCGTACCAGCAGCTCAACACCGTCAGGATCGCGGCGTTCGATCGTGGTGATCGTCGGGCCCGGCTCGCCTTCGAGATAGCCGTATTCCAGCATCTCAATACGATTCGGACTGGCGGCCATGTACCACAGCGCAGAGCTGCGGGTTTCAAGCCGGTTCTCAACGATCAGCTGCATTCCGCCAGCGAACGGATTAGGGCCACTGTTGCCAGTCAGTGCAGCAGGGGCATAGCCAGCAGGGAACAGGAACTGCAGAGCAGTCGTCTCAATGCTGGTAGGCACCATCAGGAATGCCGGGGCGAGGTTGAGCTCGTTGCCAGCAATGTCCTTCTGCTTGCGCATCTTCACCTTGCCGGTGTTGATGCTGTCGATGCCGATCACCCCAGTGCCGGTGTTGTTGTGCGATGCGTCAAACAGCGCTACGCCATCAATACCAACCAGTGCCCCGCCGCCATTGGCGCCAGAGTTGCTGCCGGCAGTAATCAGGCCCCACGCTTGGTTTGACTCCATCAGCCGACAACCGCGGCCCAGTAGCATCGGTGCACGATCCAGGGCGTTCAGATCATCGTTGATCAGCGCCTGCCGGCTAACCAACAGCTTCCGGGTAAAGGTCTGCAGATGCCAAGTCGCCTTTGCTTCGACCATGGTGCCGGCGGTGTATTCACCACCTTCCAGGGTCAGTTCGGGCACCACCTGTCCCTGCAGCTGCAGGTTGGTGGCATTCTTGAAGTCGGGCAGGTCGCGGCGAACACCCAGCGGCTGCCAGGTCTGCGGCTCTTCCTCGTAACCCTGCAGCAGGCGCTTGCCGGCTACATTGGAGAAAATCTCAGGAAAGTCGCTGGTGCTGTGAAACGCACGATCGATCAGCCGGTTTTTTGACATGCCATCGGTATTGACACCGTTGGCCTCCAGCCACATCCGACCCATCTCCAGGATCGACCGACCGATGAACCTCCGGCCATTATCGGTGGGTTTTTGAATCGCATGGCAGCGATACTCCAGGCAGTCCTGGAAGCCGCGCATCAGATCATCGCCAGAGTCACGGGTGACCGCAATGCGGGCCGGATGGCCAGCGTGAGCTGGGGATTCGGTTTCAGTACGCTGCCGCACTTCACGCACCACTGCAGTAAGAGCTTCAATTTCGGTGCCGTGATCCCTCAGGATTCGCTGAACAGTGGGCTCGTCCAGCTTGGCCTCGCTGGCAGCGCGGCGGACGGTCAGCTCCAGCTTGAGGGCTGAGGCAGATCGGGCCACTTCACCATTGGGATCAGCGGTCACCTGGGCAGGGGCCGCAGGCGCGGCAGGCTCAGCGATCGCCTGGGCAGGGGGCACAGGCGCAGCCGGCTCAACAGATCGAGCGACATCAGCAACTGCAGTTGCTGAGGTGGCAGCAGGTTCTTGAGCTTGAGTGTTCACCGGGTCGCCCCCGGCCTTCAAATCATCAGACATCGGGGGATCTCCCACAGAGTTGGCGCCGCGCATCACGGCGTGCGTGTCCTGGCCCCTAGGGACCAGGCTGACCAGTGTTGGCTCCCAATCGGTTGCCCTCATTGGTTCGTTAGATCCGCCTTCGCGGACCTCGTAAACACGAGCATCAACACTGAATCGCGCTGATCCCGTTCGCATCCGTGGCACTGCGATCGCCACGGCTTGCTCTGGACCGTCAACCACAATCCGACCGATCAGCTGATTCGAGCCATCGGCAGCTCGCTCCAGTTTCAGATCCGTCACCGCACCCCAGATTGCATCGGACGTGCGCTTGTGGTCATAGTCCATCGGTAGCGGGCGAGCCGGCCACCTGATCGCTTCTGCCGTATGCAGAAGTTGGAACCCATCACCAACGTCGCGATCAGAGCTGATCACGATTTCAGCCGAGCGAGTTTCCTCGTCCCAGCTGTTTGGCGCCATAAGCGCCATGCGTTGGATGGTTTGCTGTTCCATGCTCGAAGTCTATGGAGCTTGGCCGGCTAGACCTCCAGCCATTGGCTGGCGACTATTTAGGTCGGTGCTCAACACCAGGCCAGCCGCTCGCGCTCGCTCCATGTCCTGGCCTAGCTCCTGTATAACCACCTCTGGGACGTAACCCAGCATCCGGTGAAGCTCCGACAGGCTCATCATCCCCGCCTGAATCGCCTTTACATACGCCGGAATCTCCCGCGCCGGATCCGTCAGCCATGCAATGGGTGGGGTCCACTCAAAACGCGCAGTCCCACGCCCTTGATTGCTAATTGCTGCAGCCTCTCGATACCACCTGCCCAGTGGCTCCAGAAACTGTGGAATCATGATTGACCACCGCCAACGCGCAACAGCACGCCTCATTTCCATCCACCCCATCCGGCCACTTGAAAAGTTTACATTCCCTAAGTCACCCGTCAGCGCTTCGTAAGTGATCTCATACGCTTGCGCAATGCTTAATAGGTGATACTTCTGTACCGCTACAAAATCACCAGCACTAGGCGGGTTAGCGAACTCAATCGACTTGCCGGGCGGCAATACTTCAATCGCGCCAGGCTCCAACTGATCAAGAAGCTGGGCTCCTATAGGACTTTGAGCTTCAGGATCGCTATCTTGCACGAATGCCATAAAGCACGCTGACAGCTTATCTTTCATCAGCTGGGACGCGTCGTGATCGCTTATGTCCCTGAGCTTGAGCAATGCCGAAACACCAAACGGTACGCCAATCACCTGGCCCGGTCGGCGCACATCAAATACATGGCACATCTCACTAGCTTGGACAAAATCACTCGTAAGCGAAGTTGCCTTCCAGTCCATCTCCCCAGGATGAACACGTCGCAGCCAGTACCCCTCCAGCCTGCCGTCGTCCGCGTATTGCTTGCCAAACCTTATATTACTGCCATTATCCTTGCTAATATCTAGGTAATCTGGCTCTAGTATCTGCAGCTTTAGCGGTACCAGCCCTTGCTCTAACATTGATTGATCGTACCTTCTGCGCACTAGGCAGCTACCGCGTACCGCTGCAGTTCGCGCTATCAGCGCCTGCTTTGCGTATAGATTCCCCAGCTCATCCCAGTCGCATAATGTTGACTCGCTCCACTCACGCCATCCATCTCCATACTTTTTTGTGCTACCAATAGGCTTGCCGATAATCCCATCACCGACCCAGTTCGCAACCACAACACTTACCGCCTTAGACGCCCACGGGTCTGAATCAACCAGATCCTGGTGGCGGTTCACGATCCGCTGCAGGCTGCCCCTTAAATCTGCGTTGGGCCCGCGACCAGTAGCAATCCAATTATCAGTGCGCCGGCTTACCTTGGCTGCCTCAAACGCACGTAGATGCTCTACCGCTAAACGCCGCTGCGATTCTGCTAACGCCTCCCTAAGCTGCTGCTCAATCTTTTTTCCCATCACGCTCTCCCAAAGGCGCCATACATGCGAGCAGGCTTACGCGTTGTGCCCTCCAGCTCTGCGCTCATCCTTCGCTCTAACTCCAGCATCTCATCCAAATCACGGAAAATCACCACCCGACCATTGGCACGAATCTCTCGCGCACCCTCCGCCATTGCTGATCGCAAATCAGCAAGCTGCGCGCTTGTGTATCGAGGCTGGCTCATGCCCGCAGTCTAACGACTAAGCCAATTACCCTTTCTGCGCTGAACTGCTGCTGTTTCAGCTTTGCCAGTTGCCAGTTGTGCCGCCAGCTGGTCCCACATGGTTTGACGGTTGTAGCGGCGGCTTACTAGCTGGAGGGCGGCGTAGGCGTACCGGGTGCAGTCACCCGCCTCATCCCGCATTCCGGTCGGGCAGTCCCAGTGGTATTCCCGGCCGCGGCTGCCCTTCTTCGGCATGCGCTTCCACGGGAACAGCTCGGCCAAGAACTGATCGGTCGAGGCCTCGCCCAGGTGCAGATACCCAGGCCCAGGGATCTCGTTCCGCAACCGGCCCTGCAGGTGCGAGACGCTCGTTTCGTAGCCCACCCGATACAGCAGCAGGCCTTTTTTCTGCACCGGCTGATTCTTGCGATTGATGTCCACCGGCGTGCCGCGGCCCACCAGCGGCTTGCCTTTGGCGCCATCACCACGCACCGGCACCCACAGGCCGCCCTGCTTTCGGCACCAGTCCCTGATCTCCTGTGTCGAGTGGCCGCCTTCGTCGATGGCACCCATCGCCAGGGGCACCTCAGCGCCATCCTCTCGCCGCCACTTCGTCGCGGCGATCCGCTCCAGCTGCTCCAGCGTTTCCTTCTGCTGCGGGTCGCCGTCGATCTCCCAGTGGCCCAGGTGCCAGCCTTCCTCGCCGCGGCCCCAGCCCCACACCGTCACCACCACCCGCTCGTCAACCGATCCGCCGCCGCCCTGGGTGTCCACGCCGATCGTCACCATCAGCACGCCATTGGGCACGGTCCCGGCCGGGTAGCCGTTGCCGCCCTCGATGTTCTTGCGCCGCTCCGCCAGGCCGTCGCAAGTGAGCTTGCCGGCGAT